GGTGGGAGAATGCACTCTACCCCACGCGCTCCATCTCCGAGCCCACGCTCGTCATCTTCTGCGGCAACATCATCGCCAAAGACTGCTGCGTCGTGCGCGCCGGTGCCATGGCGGACCATTGGGACGTTATCAACATCCGCGACAAGCAGGGACGCTCCACGTGGCCGCAGAAGAACACCGAGGAGCACATCGACCGCGTCCTCTCCAAGATCTCTACCAAGGCGGCGCAGGGCGAATACTTCAACAACCCCATCTCCGAGGGCGAAATCTTCCGCACCATCACCTACGGGCGCGTCCCGCCGCTCTCCAAGTTCCGCTTCCTCGTCCTCTACGGCGACCCCGCCCCCGGTGAGGGGCGAGGCTCCAAGGGCAAGTCCTTCAAGGCGCTATCCCTCCTCGGCAAGCTCGACGGCAAACTCTACGTCATCATGGAACGCCTCGACAAGGCGCTCAACGCCGAGTTCATCGACTGGTACGTCCAGCTCCTCGACTACGTCGGCGGGCGAACCCCCGTCTACTGCTACATGGAGAATAATAAGCTCCAGGACCCCTTCTTCCAGCAGGTCTTCAAGCCCCTCGTCGCCAAGGTGCGCCGCGAGCAGGGCATCTCCCTCTACATCCGCGGCGACGAGCAGAAGAAGACCGAGAAGGCCACACGCATCGAGGCGAACCTCGAACCCATCAACCGCGAGGGTAATCTCATCCTCAACGAGGCGGAGCGCGACAACCCGCACATGAAGGAGCTCGAAGACCAGTTCCGGCTCTTCACCATGACCCTCCGCTATCCCGCCGATGGTCCCGATGCCGTCGAGGGCGGCAACCGCATCATCGACGAACTCATGCGCCGCGTCGATGCCCCCGCCACCAAGTCGCGTGCCGAGGTCAGCCGTCGCAATGCGCGCCGACTCTAATGTTTCACTTCAATAAGATTTTTAAGCTATGTCTACTTTTGTTTCACTTTCCGATTATGATGCCTCCATCCATCGCGAAATCTTGGATGCCATCACACGCGAAGACCCCACAATCATCGAGGTCTGTCAGCAGCGTGCCATCGCCGAGATGCGAAGCTATCTCTGCAAGCGCTACGACTGCGATGCCCTATTTGCCGCCTCTGGCGACGACCGCAACCAGCTCGTCCTCATGATGCTCCTCGACATCGCCATCTATCACCTCTTCTGCATCCACAACCCGCAGAAGCTCTCGCAGATTCGCCGCGACCGCTACGACCGTGCCGTCGAATGGCTCCGTGCCGTCGCTGCCGAACGCATCTCTATCGCCGATGCGCCCCTCCTCCCGCAGGACGTGCGCGCTGCCGGCTCCCAATTCCTGCTGCGTGGCAATGGTCGCCGCGTCAGCCACATGTAACGATTAAAACTACTATACACACTTATGAGCAAGAAAAAACAAAACCCCAAATGGCGCGCCGGCATGATCACTGCTGCCGGCAACCGCCCCCTGCCGGGTCAGACCCGACCCGCCACCATCATCCTCACCCAGCCCAAGCGCTTCGGTGTCGATATTGCCGACTATATGCAGGCCATCCGTGGCGCTGAGAATGTCGACTACAACAACCGCTCCAAGCTCTACGACCTCTATGCCGACATCCTCCTCGACACCCACCTCACCTGCGTCCTCGAGAAGCGCCGCAACGCACTCCTCTGTTCCGACATCGAGTTCCAGCGCGACGGCAAACCCGACCCCGTCGTGGGCGAGCAGATTCACTCCCCGTGGTTCAATCGCCTCGTCTCCGACATCATCGACGCTAAGTTCTGGGGCTTCACCCTATGCCAGTTCTTCAAAGACGGCGATTGGGTCGACTACAACCTCATTCCACGCAAGCACGTCGATCCCCTCCGTCGGCTCATCCTCCGTCGCCAGACCGACATCACCGGCATCGACTGGGACCAGTACCCCGACCTCCTCTTCGTCGGAGACCCCACCGACCTCGGGCTCCTCGCCAAGGCCGCCCCGTGGGTCATCTACAAACGCAACACCACCGGCGACTGGTCTCAGTTCTCCGAAGTCTTCGGCATGCCCATTCAGGAGTACACCTACGACACCGACGACGACGATTCCCGCCGCCGTGCCATCGACGATGCCTCCAATGCCGGCAGCCTCGCCGTCTTCGTCCATGGCAAGGATACCGCCCTCAATCTCATCGAGGCGGGCAACAAGACCGGCTCCGCCGATGTCTACGAACGTCTCTGCGAACGTTGCAACAACGAGATCTCAAAGCTCATCCTCGGCAACACCCTCACCACCGAGTCCTCCGACAAGGGAACGCAAGCCCTCGGAACCGTCCACAAGAAGGTCGAAGACAAGGTCACCCAGTCCGACCGCCTTTATCTCCTCAACGTCCTCAACTACGACATGACCGACATCTTCCTCCGCATGGGCATCAACACCGCCGGAGGGCGCTTCTGCTATCCGGAGCAAAAAGACATCGACCCTACCACCAAGGCCTCCATCGTTGCCAACCTCCACACCAACTTCGGTCTCCCCGTCGATGATGAGTTCCTCTACGAGGAGTTCGGCATCTCCAAGCCTGCCAACTACAACGCCCTCAAGCAGCAGGAGCAACAGCGCCGGCAGGAGCAGCGTCAGCAGCAGCTCCAACAGTTCGGTCAGCAGTCCCAAGACAACAACCCCAACAACGAACCCAAAGACGAACCCAAAGAAGCCCCCAACGCCCCTCAGGATAAGCCACAACCGAAGCGCCCCAAGAACGCCTTCCGCGACTTCTTCAACCGTTTTTTTCGCCCCGCCCCGGTGCGCTCCGGGGCTCATTTAGAGTGGTAGTCAATCGCCTCTACTACGATGCCGACTCCGTCTCCACATCCATCCGCATCTCCGACACCCTCCTCCGGCGTGCCCTCGCCGACATCTACCGTGCCCACGGCTACCGTCCCGACGAGATTGACCCCACGCTCTTCGCCGAGCTGTGCCGCACCTTCGACGATGCCGTCACCTCCGGTTGTGCCGACACCCCAGACCTCGATGCCGACTTCATCGACGCGCTCCGCCATTCCGATCAGGTCTTTGCCGCCTTCAAGGTGCATCGCGCACAGTCCGACATGGCGCGCCTCCTCGTCGATTCGAACGGCGCTCTAAAGCCCTTCGAACAGTGGCAGAAGGAGGTCCGCCCCATCGCCTCCCATCAGTTCGGTGACTGGCTCCGAACCGAGTACGACACCGCCGTCCTCCGTGCCCACCAAGCCGCCGACTGGCAACAGTTCGAACGCGAGCGTGACGTCTTCCCAAACCTCAAGTGGATGCCTTCCACTTCCCTCAATCCCGGTCTCGACCATCAAGTCTTTTGGGGCACTATTCGACCCATCGACGACCCATTCTGGAGCGACCACCGTCCCGGCGACCGTTGGAACTGTAAGTGCTCGCTGACCTCCACCGACGAACCGCCAACAGCCACGCCCGCCGCGCCCTCCGCCGACCCGCACAACGATGCCCAGCAGGGGCTCGACGAGAATCCCGGCAAGTCCAAAGCCCTCTTCTCCGACGACCACCCCTACTATCCCGCCTCTTGCGCCGACTGTGCATTCCATCAGGCTGCTCCCGCCAATTTCCTCCGCCGTTTCCTCGCCGCTCGACGCGTCAAGGACTGCAACAACTGCCGCTACATCAACCGGGCAATCGAACGCGTCAAAGACCCCAAAAAGCGAGTCCAAGCTATGTTCGAAGAGATGAAAGCCGACGACCGTTACAAGCAGGTTTTGTTCGACAAGAGAAGTGGTGGAGTATTGGCAATTCACAAATCTCATAATACAGACACTGGTGATAGAGAATATTTTGGAGGCACTATGTCCGGTTCCGACTTGGAGCGTGAGTGCGCCATGCAGTTGTTTCACAGCGGGCACAAGGTTATTCTTTGCGATGAAAAGAAGCGTAAAAACAATAGCGTAATTTACCCGGCGTTGGACATGCAGCTCGACGGCGTAATGATGGACATCAAAGCAATGGCAACACCGACCGACTCATATCGAGCTACGTTTTTCAAAAAAGAACAGCAGATCATCAAATACAACAAACGTGAGGATGTCTCGACCACGGCAGATACCCTCTGCATCTATTTCCACGACCCCTCGATGTTCGACGAAAAGGTGCTGAAGCGCTCTATCAACAAGTATAAATACCAATATAACAATGAGGGCAAACAACTTCCCCGACCCATTCACAAGGTCATCGTCGTTCTCTATGGCGAAAAACAAATCAGAGAATACCCTATCTAAAAGTTTAGGTAACAAAAAAAGGGAACCCTTCACCGGATTCCCTTCCAAAGACCCGTAGGCGCGGTCTCTAAGAACCACTACATTGGAGCCGTCACCAGTCACCAAACCTATCGGGACTGCAAATATAACTACTAATTTATCCAAAACAAATTTTTAGCATGAATTTCGAAGAATTTTCTGCCAAACTCAAAGGCGGCATCGCGCAGCTGCAACAACTACAGCAGCGCCGCCTCCCAATCATACTCGGTCGTATGGCTAAAGACCACTTTCAGAACAACTTCCGTCTCGGTGGCTTCGTCGATAGCACCCTTTCCCCGTGGCAACCCGCCAAGCGCCTCTCCTCCGCCTCCTTGGCGCGCGACCGCGCCCCAACGCTCCTTTCCTCCCGCAACCACCTCTTTAGCTCCATCAAGTACACCCCCCGCAGCGGTGCCGTCACCATCTCCAACGATCTCCCCTACGCCGCCATCCACAACGACGGTGGCACCATCAACCTCCCCGTCACTCCCAAGATGCGACGCTACGCTTGGGCGCGATTCTACGAGGCGGGGGGCGGAAGCAAGCTCCAAAAACCTTCCGACGAAGCCGAAGCGTGGCGCCGACTCGCCCTAACACCCAAGGAGCACCTTGCCATCAATATCCCCCAACGTCAATTCATCGGACCATCCGAGCAGCTCAACGCTGCCGCCATCGCCCGAATCCAAGACGAAATCAACAAAATCCTAAAATAATATGACACAGATTTTCACTTCCATCATGCAGCGCGTCGCATCGGCGATGCCCTCTCTCTCACTCATCGACGAAGACTACGGTCAGCTCGAAACCAACACCGACACCTATCCCGTCACATTCCCCTGCTGTCTCATCGGCAACGCCGACACCGACTGGCAAGACCTCACCGGTTCCGTCCAGCGCGGCGATGCCACAATCACCGTCCGCCTCGCCATCGACTGCTACGACGACACACACTTCTCCTCCGACACCTTCGACCGCGTCGTCCAGCGACAGCAGCTCGCCCACACCCTCTTTTGCACCCTTCAGGGCTTCCGTCCCGCCCCAAATGCCAACCCCCTGACCCGCATCAAGAGCCACATGGTCTCCCTACAGCAGGGCATCAAGGTCTACGAACTCATCTTCCGATTCCGCCTCTCCGAGTCTTGCACCGACGACCTGTGAAAAAAGCGAACAGATGGGATCCTCGCGGAGGCCATCTGTTCTCTCTTTGTTTAAACCATATTTTAATAACGGCTTTTCAACAAATAATCAATCTAAGGTAATTGGGATATGATTATACTCATGA